CCGCTGTTGTCGAGTTGGCGGAGGAAGATACTTCCGGCTGGAACGTCCGCTGCGTGAATGCCCTGCGTGGACGGCGACGACGGGGACGGCCGCGTGAACGTGAACACGCCGGTCATCGACCGCGCTGCTGGCTGCCACGCGGCGTGACCGCCAGCAGCGGTGAGTACCTTGCCGTCGTCGGCGGGGGTGGCAGCCGCAGGCGGCAACTGCGCTGCCAACGCCGTCACCACAGCCGTTGATGCCTTTGCGGCAATGTCCGTGTCCTGCTGAGTGTTCTTCGCCTCGACGGCCACCATCCGAGTAGTGAGGTCGTCGTTCTGGTTGGCGGCGTGCGCGGCTTTCAACGCGATGGCGTCGATGTCCAACGCCAGCCACTTCCCGGCGTGCGTCGTCGGGTCCTGCCCGGCAGTCGTCGCCGACTTCGCCACGTAGTACGACCCCTGGAACCGGATGATGTCACCGTCGGCGTAGGCGTGCGTGGCGTCGTAGTCAACCGGGTCCGACCCGGTGATGTCAGCGATGCTCAGCCCGCTGTGACCCCACACGGCCTTGCCGCCCTGCGCGACGAGCACCTTCCCGTCGTCCGCCGGGTCCGCAGCCGCAGGAAGGTTCCCGCTCGCACCCGTCGCGGCCAGCGCCTGCCGCACCTTCTCGGCGAGGTCAGGCAGCGTCAGCGACGCCCACGCCGGAGTGTTCGCGCTCGGAGTCGTGCCCTGCACCTGCTGGAGCGACTGCCACACCTTCCCACCGCTCGACACGACCGACCCGGCCGGGTACTGCGTCGAAGGGCTGTACGGCAGCACCGTCTGGCTCGTCAGAGCGTCCAGCAGTTGGGTCAGCGACTGGATGCGGCTCAGCGCCGCGCCGACGTTGCCGACCACGGTGGGGGTGTCCCACCCCAGGCGGTTCCACGTACCGTTCCGGTAGACGAACCACTGGCCGGTGTCCTCGGCGAGCAGCAGCGCACCATCCGTACCGGCAGGCAGGCTCGTCTCCGACGCGACCCGCAGGAACTGCGGCTGCGCCGACCCTGCCGACCCTGCCGCCTCCAGCGCCGTGACACGCGCCACCACGGCAGCCTGAGCCGCCTGCAACGCCTGCAACGCCGTGTCGTGGTGCGCGAGCCTGGACAGGAACACCTGCCACCCGAACTCGATGTCGTCCGGGGTGATGTACCCCTTCGTCTGGTCCGGGTCGGACGGCTCAGGTTGCAGTTGTGCCAGCACCGCGTCCGGTGTCGGCATCGAGGACTCAGGTGTGGGCGTGAACGCCATCAACGACTCCCTCGTCGTGCTCTACGGACCCGCGCCTCAGCGTACAGACGTGCGCGTCGGGTGTCAGCCGACGACGCGCAGCCCGAGGTGCGCGGCCTGACGTGGCCCGACCGACACCCGGCCCATCGGGTCGTTGCCGTACCCGTGCTGCCGCTGGCAGGCCTGCACCACGGTCGCTGTCTTGACGCCGAACGTGCCGGTGACGGGCAGGGTGATGTTGCCGGGTGGGGCCAGGTGGTGGGCGTTGAGGGCCTGCTGCAGCATCCGCACCGAGTCGGAGTCGGTCTGGCCCTGGTGCAACTTCCCCAGGTACACCCCACCCGCACCGGACCCGACCGCCGGGTGCGGTGCGGGTGGGACGGCGATGGGCACGCCGCCGAGGTCGCCGATCCAGCCGACGTACCGGTGGCCCCACCGGCGGTAGGGCCAGTCCAGGTCCACCTCGGCGACCCGTCCGTTGACCGGGGCGTCGGTGGAGCGGATGCCGTGCCCGGTGGACAGGGCGATGTGGCCGTGGCGGCCACCCAGGTACAGCACCGGCACCCCGGGTGGCGGGTTGCGGTCGCCGGGGTGCTTGTGGCGGGAGTTGTTCCACTGGGCGGCAGCGTCGGGGAACACGTGCGGCGCACCGTAGACCTGCTGAATGGTCCAGAGGCACATGCCGACCCGGCAGGTGGTCCATCGACGGAACTCGGCCAGCGCGCTGGCAGGCGACCTCACGACTCCACCTCCGGCTCGTCCAGGTCGGGGTGCCAGTCGGGGTGGTCCGGGTCGTCCACCTCGGCGGGGTTCTGCACGTCCACGTCGGGGTACTCGGCCTCAGGGGTCACGTCAGGCGTCTCGGTCACGTCTCCTCCTACGGCAGCGGGTTGGCGGTGACGGCGGGGTCGGTCGGGTCGGTCATCGAGGTCACCTGGATCGGCAGCCCGGTAGTGGCACCCTCCAGCGGACCCAGGTAGCGGGCGATCACGCGCATCCACACGTTGCTGCCGACGGTGCCGCTGGTGCGCCCGTTGGCCTCCCGGCAGTAGGCCAGGAACGACAACTTGTCACCCTTCGCCACGTAGTACTCGCGCCCGGTGACCATGCCGTGGTTGATGCGCATGTCCCACAGCCACGCCCAGCGGTTGCCGTAGGGGTAGCGGCCTGGCACGTCCACCGACGCGATCCACACCGAGTTGCCCAGGTCGGCCTCGAAGTGCAGTGTGATGTACCAGATGCCGCTGTAGGGGAACTCGACCGCGCCAGGCGCCCCGGCCGGGCCGTTCTGGATGGCGGCCGCCCCACCGGGCCAGCGGGAGGTCCACCACACCGAGTCCCAGCGGGACTGCCACGCCGGCTGGTTGCCGAACTGGAACCACCCGCCGATGTTCGGGTTCGCCTTCATCGCCTGGAACTCGGCGCCGATCAGCGGCCGCTGGTCGATAGTGGCACCAACGTCGCCGTTCACCTTCGCCAGCGCCGCGTCCGTGGCGTCGGCCAGCGCCTTGATGTCACGAGGAACGTCCGGCGTGTCCGACAGCACCGGGTAGGGCAGTCCGAACTGCGACGTCTGAGGCATCAGGTCCACGTCCTCGGTGCGATGTACGACTGAGACACATAGTTCCACGACCAGTCCACCCACAGGTCCCCATCCTCGGAACCGGCGGTGTGGTTGTTCAGCGCAGCGTACTGCGCCGAACTGTTCGCGTAGATGGCGATGTTGCGGCAGCCCGCGACCTGGCGGGCCAGGTCGTTACCGGCGGCGGCGCCTAGTTCGATCTGCGTCCACGTGTTGTAGCAGAGCGTCGGCGACGTGAGGTAGCGGTACAGGCCCGGCCTGCTCCCACCCACCCACGACGTGCCCGTGTAGAAGTTCACCGGCACGCACGACGTGTTGCCCACGTCGCCACGCTTGTAGACGCGGGTGATCGCACGGGTGCACGACCCGTTGTCGTAGCGGCTCCGGCCGAGCGCGTTGATGATCGCGTTGGCAACACCCCAGTCGCCGTAGTCGAAGATGCCCACGTACCCGTCGCCGCCGTAGGGGGACGAGAAGAACCCCTGCCGCACGTACGGGTTGTTCCAGCCGGTGTCGTTGCGGTGGCAGCCCGACCCGACACAGTTGACGTGAACCGTCGCCGCGCCCGAGTCGCGCACCTCCGGCCTGCCACCGTTGAAGTACAGGATCGGTGACCACGGCCCGTACACACGGCCACTCGGGGTGTCCTCGTAGACGCGGACCTGGAAGTTGTACTGCGTCGCCTGAGCGGTCGTGACCGGCAGCGAGGTCGCCGCCGTCGTGCCGATCACCGATCCGTTGTTGCCGATCTGGTAGCCGTCCGCGCCCGGCACGGCAGTCCACGCCAGGGTGAGGCTGGTGTGGGTGAGCGCCGACGCGGTGGGGCGGGCCATCGTCGGCAACGCCACCGTGTACGCCTGCTCGGCGCTGGCCGAGTCGAGCAGCGGAGGGTTCACGTCCACCCACACCCGGTACCTCACCGCGCCCCCGTACGTCGGGGCAGCGACCGGGATACTGAACTGGCCGTTGCTGATCGGGGACCCCGACCCCAGCCGCTCCCACGCCGACGCGCCCTGCTTCAGCACCTCGGCGAACGCCGAGCCCTGGTTGACCGGCAGCCCCTTCACGTCCGTGGCCGTCCCCGTCACCGTGAACGCCGAACCCAACGTCACCGACGACGGCCACACCGGGGTGACCACCACGTCGGTGACCCGCTCGTACACGAGCCGCGCCGTGCCACCCTCGGCACGCCACACCTTCACCACCTCGACCGCCTGGCCGCCTACCTTGGTGTGTATCGACCGGACCCAGTGGACACGCAGCCCCGACGGGTCGTCGCGGACGAGGCGCGCTGTCACGGGCCGACCGTCGTCCCAGCAGGCGTCGCCTCGTACTGGAAGTACAGGTCCCCATCCTCCATCTGCGCCAGCGGCACCGTCGCCGACGTGCCGTACAGATGCTTGGGGAACTTGTCCACGTCCACGGCAAGGTTCTCGACGTCACGCTGCGGGTCGATGGTGTCGTCCAGCGACGGGTAGCGCAGCGTGTGGCGCGGTGTCGTCGGCATCGGCTCCCTCTGTTCCTACTAGACGACCATCAGGTACTTACGGTAGCGGCCACAGCGGACACGCACGTGGTTCCCGCCGCCGATGGCGGTGGGAACATGACCACGTAGGGCTGCATCGTCGTGCCCGGCTGCACGTTCGGAACCGGCATCACGAACACCTGCCTGCTCGTCCCCACCGGCACGTCGTTCAGGTCCGGGTCGTTGTAGACGGTCACGCCCGGTGCGAAGTAGTCGGCGTGGCCGCTGCCAGCGACAAGCACCGACAACTCCATCTGCAACGGAATCGTGGTGTCCACGTCCATCGTGACCCGCAGCGACCCGCCCGGCGGGAGAGTCGTCTCGCCCAGCCCGAACCGCTGGAACTGGGAGGTCGCGCCACGCCACGTCACGCACAGCCTGTCGCCCTGCACCGCCGTCACGGGTGACTGCGGGTCGGCGTGGACGGGTGCCCGCCAGAACAGGTTCCACAGCCCAGGGTCGGAGCCGATGGACAGCCCCAGGTACAGGTGCCCGACGGACACCAGCGCAGCACCGGCCCCGTACGGGCTGCGCTGCTCCAACGCGGCGAGGCGTCGCTCCACGGTCCGCATCCACGCCACGATGTCGCCGAGGCTGCCGATCACGGCAGGTCCACCGCAGCCACAGGCGCCGAGGTCATCTCGATGGAGACGCGCTCACCGCCCGCATCGTCGAGGACGGACACCTTGTTCAACTTCTGCCACTGCGACACGTTCCGGCAGGTGCGAGTCGCGGTGAGCCGCGACCATGCGCCGGGTATCAACTGCGCGAACGGCACGGGGAAGTCGGGTGCCAGCGACACCGCGCCGGGCAGCCTGAGCCTGACCGGTGCTGGCGTCCTGCCGTCGATGTCACGCCGGGCCTGCTCCAGCATGGCCTCCGCCTCGGCGGGTGTCGGCGCGTCCGTCCCCTTCGCCTCCTCGTAGTTGGTGACGACGTTGTCGATCAGCCCGTAGTAGGCGGTCCACTGCTGGTCGGCGGTTGCGACGGAGGCGTATCCGGTGTTGTTCGTGACGTAGGACCGGGTGGCGAGTTCCGAGCCGTACTCGGACACGACGATGGACTCCTGGAAGTGCGTGTCGTTCAGCGGTGGCAGCACGTGCGCCCGCAGGTGGGTGTCCCACCACAGGATGCGACGGCCGACCACCGTGTAGTCGATGCCCGACGATACGGCGAACTTGTCGAGCAACGCCCACACAGTGGTCGAGTAGGCCAGGTACTCGGCTGCGGTGCGCGGGTCCCCAGGGCCGACGATGGGCGTCAGGAACGGGTACACGTTGAACCCGGACGAGTCGGGTGGGCCGAAGGCGTCTCTGAGGATGACGCCGATGACGGTGACGACGGACGTCACCCTCGGTGAGCGGTAGTCCAGGGTCTGCTCCAGTGCTGCGCGGGAGGCGAACCACAGCACGTCCTGCGCCTCTATCTCCACCATGTCGTCGGTGTACTCCAGCCGGGTGATCGGCCCCTCCCACACCCGCTCGCCGTTGCGGAAGATCACCACCTCGTGGCGCACCGTGCGCGTTTCGGCGAGCAGGTCGCAGCACGCCGTGTCCGGTGACTCCACCCGCACCAGCGCACGCGAGATGTCGTCACGAACCCGGTCGTACGACAGTGACGTGACGCCCGTGACTCGGCCCACCATGCGGGTTCCGCCACGGTCGGCGATCCACACCTCGTGGTAGCCGACGCCCAGCACGCCGCCGCTCACAGGTGCCGCACCCGCAGCAGCGCCGTCACCTTCAGCGCGTCGAAGTCTGCCGCCGACACGGTGTCCGGCACCTCGACCGTCATCATCCACTCGTCACCGCACGACACCAGCGGCCACCGGAACTGGCCTGGGGTGGTGGGTGTGCTCACGGCATGCTCGGCCCGCACCACGTCGCCGCCACAGTCGAGCATGATCTGGTCGCGGGCTCCGTCCAACTGCAACTGCGCGCCCCCGGCCAGCCACGACACCCTCATCTGGCTGGCCGGGGCGACGAACGGCCGCTGGTAGAACGACACGGTGATGTCGCGCAACCCCTGAGACGAGGCGGGCAACTCCAGCGTGAGCACCGGCACCGCCACCGCCCACTGCGGCACCTGCTCGGCCCGCACCACGAACGTCTTGCGCCGCCACTGCCCGGTGTGCTCGGGTCGGCAGCCCACTCCCACCGACTGCGGCGCGCCGGGGAACGCTGGCGTAGGTGGGCACGCCGGGTCGGTGAGGCACGATGTCGCCGACGACACCGCAGGCACCCCGGCCACCAGCGGCGCACCACGAGCAACCTGGGTGACCGTGGGGGTGGGGTTCAGCGGCGGTCGGGGAACACCCTGGTCGAAGTCCGTGCCGAAGTCGGCCGAGTCGAACGGCCCGTACGACGGCCCGACGTGCTGGTTGTCCGGGTCGTAGATGACCACGCTCGACCCGTACACCCACGGGTTGCCCGCCACCACGGTGAACTCGACCTCCCACATCACCCCCTCGGTGGGCGTGTACTTCTCGATCACACGCGGGCCGTCCACCACGTAGGCGTCGAACACCTGGCGGCGGTACGGCGCGGCGCAGTCGTCGTAGCAGTCCGGGGCCGACGCGCAGGTGACCGGGCAGGCCGCGAAGAACTCCAGCGTCGGCCCGACGCACGCTGGCAACGGGTTGCAGAACGGCGGGCTGGTCACACTCTCCAGCCACGACATGCCCGCCTGCACCGAGGCGTCGTCCAGGCCGACGAGCAGGCCGCGCACGTAGATGCTGCGCGACTTGGCCCGGATGCGACCGACCGACGCCCCGTCGGCGACCCGCTCGGTGACCGTCGCGGTCCGGGTCGAGTCGTCCAGGCCGACGACCTCCAGCACGTAGAAGCCGAGGAACCCCCACGTGTCCGCGTTGTCCACGTCGTACCACGGGGCGCGGTCCTGCTGCGGGCTGGAGTACGGCTCGCCGGACGCCCCGCCCCGCAGGTCGGCGTAGTCGCTGTAACGGTCCAGCACCTCCTGGTACGACAGGTAGTCCCGAGCGACATCTCCGTAGGTCCACTCGTGCCGCAGCGCGTCGAACACCGACGGGCACTCCGAGCACCCCTTGAACGCTGGCAGCCCGAACGACGCCACGTACGCCTCCGTGCGTAGCGCGTTCGCGATCTCGACACCGTTGTAGCGAAGCCACTCGTGCAGCACGCGATCACGTCCTCGCCAGTGTCACGGCCCGGCTCATCACCGCCGCCGCGACGGCCTCCGGGTCTGCCTGTGCAGGGTAGACGTTCATGGTGACGTTCACCGTCTTACCGGCCGTCTTGCCCTGCGACGCCTGGACACCCCTGCCGCCCTGGCGGATCAGGGCGGCGAGCCCGCGCACCGAACGGTCCACCTGGCCGAGCGGGCGGGACAGCGGGATGAGCGCCTCGGGGCCGTTCTCCCCGATGATCCTGGCCGACGGGTTCGTGAACAGCCCGCCCGACGCGGAGTTCGGGTTGGCGGGACCGCCCGGACCTGTCCCGGCCGACGTCCCCTTGATGATGATGTTGACGACCTTGCCGTTCTGGTCGAGGATCGACCGGACCTTGCCGTAGACGACGTTGTACCCCGTCTCGGTGATGCCGATGCGGACCTGCTTGTCGTTGGGGATGGCCGCGATCCGGCCCTGGGTGATGATGGCCTGCTGGCCGACCGACCCCAGTTGCACGAGCATGTTCTGCAGCCACGGCGGCAGCGGGCGGTTGCCGACCACGGTGGCGAGCGCGGCGGACGTGCCCTGCGCCGTCGTCGTGTCGTTGAGGAGCGCCCCGGCGAGAGCCTCCGGCCAGGACGACAGGGTGCGGTCGCCGACGATGGCAGCCAACTGCTCGTCGGTGATGAGCCCCTGGGTCTTTAGCGACTCCAACTTGTTCTTCAGCACCAGCGGGAAGTTCGGCGCGTCCCTCTCGTTGATGATGAAGTCGAGTTCCTGGTTGGTGAGGACGCCCTGGTCCTTCAGGGCGATCAGGGCGTCTAGACCGATGGCAGCCCAGTCGAAGGCAGAGTCGGCACCCTTCGGCTCCAGCAGACGCTCCGCCTGGTCGGCGGCGTTCTTCAGCGCGCTCCCCAGGCCCTGCATCCCCGGCACGTTCTCCAAGATGGAGCCCACGATGTCCGCGAACGTGATGAACGGTCGCGCCAGCGCCTCGCCGAGGCTCGTCCAGGTCGGGTTCTCGATGGCCGCAGCGATGGCCCCGATGGCCTCGATGATGTCGCCGAAGATGGTGATGACGTCGCCGAGGAAGGAGCGGGTGCCGGGGTTGTCGAGTTGGTCGAACGCCTTGGCGATGTCACCGACGACCTCGGCGACATCGCCAGCGATCTCCCTCACGTCCTCCAGCCAGCGTTCCAGTTGGCCGCTGGCGGTGACCTGCCGCGCCCAGTCGGCGAACTCCTGCGCCTTGACCAGCAGGGCGTCGAGGAACGACTGGCCCGAGCCGTAGGAGCCGGAGAACAACGTGCCGATGGCCGACCCGACCTGGAGCAAGATGTCCTTGATCTTCCCGGCCGACTCGAACGCCCTCTCCATGAAGTCGGCGATGGTGTTCTTGCCGCGTGCGGATTGCGTCCACCCCTTGAACGTCTCGGCGATGTCGGCGAACCAGCCGGACAGCGTTTCCCCGGCTGGTAGCAGCGACGTGATGAGGCTGTTGACGCCGGACAGGAAGTTCCCGGTCGCGGTCGTCATGTTGAGGATGATCGGGCGCAGGCCCTCGAAGTTCTTCCGCAGGTCGGCGAGGAACTTCGGCTCCCTGAAGATGCCCGACAGGGCCTTGAAGGCCTCGTTCAGCGTGTCTGCGACTCCGAGCAGACCGGCCTCCACCTTGTCGAACAGGACACCGAGGCCGCCGATCTCCTCCGCCAGACCGGCGAACAACTTCTCCTGCACGGCGGAACGCAGGTCCCCGAACCGTTTGATGAGCGGTTCCAGTGCTTGCACGGCGGTGCGTGCGTTCGGGGTGAGCAGGCCCAGCGCGTCGGCATACCTCTCCAGCGCCTCGGCCTTCTTCTCCGGGTCCGACTCCTTCAGTGCAGCAGAGAAGGCCTTGATGGCTCCGGGGACGTTCTCGAAGCCGACGAAGATGGTCGCTGCGGCAGCGCCCAGGCCAGCGGCCAACGGCAGCAGCGCGGCCAGCGACCCGGCGGCGTAGGTCGCTGCGGAGGAGAGGGAGAGCAGAACCCCGGCGGTGGCGGAGATGGCGGCGGCAACTGCGCCCAGGGCTTGGAACCCGGCGACCAGGCCGACGACAGCAGCGGCGGCGGCGGCGATGGCCTGCCCCCACGGGCCGAGTGCCGAGATGGCCGCTCCGACGGTCTTGCCGAGCGCCCCGATGCTGCGGGTGAACGCATTCGTGCCTGTGCTGGACAGGCGGTCGCCGACCCGGCTGATGGCGTCGCCGAGGTCGATGAACCCCTCCACGGCGCGGCGCGCGACCCTGGCCGCCACCAGTGAGATGCTCGTCAGCCCGGCGAGCACGTTGGTCGCGTTGTCGAAGAAGCCGCCGGTCCCGGCCCGGCGCAGAGCGTCCCTGAACGACGTGGCAGCCCTGAACATGGACCTCTCGGTCCGGTTGGCAGCCTCGGACTGCTGACGCAGGACTCGGTTCTGCTCGGCGATGATCGTCGTCAGGCGGGTGTACTCGACCTGGGCATCACGGATGTTGACGACCCGCCCGGCCTGAAGGTCGAGCATCAACTTCTCCAGCGCGACCTGCGCCTGGTCCAGCGACAGGTTGACCGAGCCCAGGGTGTTCTGCCGGACCAGGGTCCGCTCGATGCGGTCGGCGAAGTCGAGCCGTCGCTTCCTCTCCTTCTCCGCCTCGGCCGCCAGCCGGGCCTGCTCGCGCTCGGCGTCCTGGAACTGCTTCAGGTACGCCGCTGCCCGCTGCTTGTCCAACGCCTGGATGGCACGCTCCGTGTCCTGGACGACACGTCTCTCCTCGGCCTCGACCCGCTTCAGCGCCCCCTCCAGGGATCGTGCGATCCCGTTGGCGGCAGCCTCCATCGTGACTTGCAGCCGCTTGGGCAGGGCTCGGTTGAACGACTTCAGGAACGCTTCGAGTTCACCTTCCATCTGCTCGGCGAGACGTGCGTCGGCGATCCCGTAGCGGACCGACTTGCCCATCGCCTTCGTCTTGGCCCGCCACTCGCCGACGATCTTGTCGGCGGCGTCCGAGAACGCCTCGGACAGTTCGGCGTCCCGAAGCGACCTGTTGAACCCGTCGGCCCAGTCCTTGCCGACCACGGGACCTGACTTACGCAGTTCGTCCCTGATCTGCTTCGACACGCCCCGCGTGTTGGCGAGGACCGTGACGTAGACGCTTCCGATCCGCCTAGCCATGACGGTCAGCCTGCCAGATCATCGCACCCCCACTGCCTGCATGAAGGAGCCGAAGTCAGCCAGTTCCTCCTGCACCTGCTCAGGGGTGACATCAACCCCGAGGTCCTGCTCGCCGAGCAGGGCGTCGAACTCGGCCCTGTCCCCGACCCGCTCGACGGCCCAGGCGTAGACCGCGTTCAGGAACCGACGGATCGGGAGGTCGAGGAGGTCGTGGCCCCGGAGCGCCGCTTGACCGTCGAGGATCGTCCAGTGCTCGCCTGCGATGAGGACGAGTCGGACGACCGCTGTGTAGGGCGGGCCGTCCACTCCTCCATCAACCCGGAGATGACCTCCTGCACCTGCTCGACGTCGAACGGGTCGTCCCGGTCCATCAGCCGGTCGCGGAACCGTTCCTGGCCGCTCTCGTCCAGCAGGCAGTCCATGAAGTCGATGATGGCGGCGATCCGCTCCGTCATCGAGCGGCTGGTCTGCGCGGCCATGATGAGAGCCAACTGGCCGGGGGTTGGTGGGTGGGCGGTGAACTCCTCGCCGTCCACGGTGAACGTGATCGGCTCCGCATCGGCAATCGCGGACTCGGGGTGCTGACGGGCAGCAGTGACGAACTCCAGCATGGGGACCTCCTGGTCGATAACGTACTACGTCACGGGTCCGCTCGCTGGGAGCCATCTCAGACCCCGTTCACTTCGCAGGCCGCTTCGAAAGCCTTGCGAAGCGTGTGGTGACCCGGCCGTGGGCCGGTGTACTCGACCTTGCGTATCGCCCCTCCCCACACCGTCCAGGAGAACCGCTGGCCGCCGATGGGACGCCCGGTGTTGCTGATCCCCTGGAACGGGGTAACGGCCGCACCCCGCCCCTCCTCGACGTAGATGGCGTGGTCGGCGTTGTTGGTCACCCGGCCGATGACCCGGTGGCCACGTGAGCCCCGACGGTCGTACCTGAACGAAGCGGCATACGTGCCCGTCACGCCGCCCCGGTGCCGGGCGTCCAGCGGGTTGTTCACCGGGGCCGACGCCTCAGCGTTGCGGAGGGTGTCGATGCCCACCTCGTCCACCCACTCGCGGACGGCCCCACCCTTGGTGTTGAGGGCGGTGATGACGTCCGCCTCGCGGATGATGACCTTCACCGCGCTGATGGTCGCCATCAGTGCTGCCCCACTATGACCGACCAGGACCCTCCGACACAGCCGCCCTGCGGGCCGACCGCACTCCACTCGCCCATCGCGTGCAGGGTGCCGCCGAAGCAGCAGTCGATGGCTTGGCGCAGGGCCAGCGCGTCGTCGGTGAGCGCGAGGGCGGAGTCGAGCAGCGCGCCCTCGTCGGGCAGCGCCCCGTCCTCGTCGGCGACCGGCAGGCAGCGCAACGCACCCACCTCCACCGAGTAGGCGAGCGGCCCCCGACAGGTGGGGTTCTCGTCCGGCAGCGGGAACCCCGACGACGTGTACATGCCGTCGAGGCGGACGAAGCCCATCCCGCATCGGCCCCCCGAGCACTCGCCGCAGAACTCCCATGACACCTCCGACCCAGGCCAGATGCCACACCAGCAGGTCGGCCCGGCATGGGTGGACGCCAGCGCGTCGCAGACGCACTGGCGTAGCACCAGGAGCCGTTCTGCGATCCACGGCAGCGGCGGGTTGGGGGCCTGCGTCACGGCTGCGACACTCGGTCGAACGGGGTGGCGAAGTGCCACGAGAACGGGCCTGTCCCGGCGGGCAGCATGAACGGCGGCCACGACGAGCCCTGCGTCTGGTACCGGCCGTTCGACGCGGCCAGGTCGGGCGACCACACCCGCGACGGCACCTTCACGTGGAACGGGTTCAGTGACGCGACGTAGGCGTCCACCTCGCGGATGCCGGTCTGCCCCCCGGCGAACATGCCCTCGGTGAACGACATCGACAAGCCCTGGCGGGTCAGCGATCGCACCGACGACGGCAGGCGGCACTTGGCGCCCGTGCACGCCTTGGCGAACTCGCAGGCGAGCACCCCGGCCGCCCACAGCCCGTCCGGGCCGGGCCACACGCCCGGCAGGAACACCACCGAGAAGGCGTCCGGGCCGTCCCACGCCTGGCTCATGTCCTGGCAGGTCGGCCAGCAGTCGCCGTCGGTGCGGACCAGGCGGTTGCCGTTGTCCACCCGCCACGCCGTCTCGTCCAGCCGCGCCCCGCCGAGGAACACCGCACCCACGGCGGCGACCTCGCCGGGAAGGACGACCTCGCACACCGACGAGCAGGAGCAGCCGGTGCCGCCGCAGGTGCCGCAGACGGTGTTGTACCACTTGCCGTCCCGGTAGTCCGGGTTGAGCACGCTGTCGGACGCGCCGACACACCCGCTGCGGCAGGGCCGGATCAGGACCGGGCAGTTCCCGACCCGCCCGGCGGTCAGGTGCCGCAGCGCCGACCACGCCAGCGCCGTCGCACGCTGCCGCAGGGCCGCGTCGTGAGACGTCCAGTCGTCGCAGCACGCCATGTCCGGGTCGTACGGGACGCAGCCCATCAGCCCTCCTTGCTCGACGGCCCCCCCAGCGTATCGCCAGGAGGCTCATCGGACGGGCCTTGGCCGAACAGGTTCGTCAACGCCCCGGCCAAGGCTCCGATCCCGGCCCCCGCAAGCGTGCCCAGCGTCTCGCTGCCGGTGGCGATGAACCCGACGATGGACACCAGTGTCAGCACCGACAGGCTGATCGTCACCATCGCGTCGGCGCGCTTCGACGCGGCGCGCAGCAGCACGAAGGTGAGGATGCCCGCGATGACGGCGACGAGGAACAGCGCGAACACCGCCTCGCCGAGCACGGCGCGGACGTCCTCGATGTCGTTCACCGGAGCACCCGTCACCCGCTAGGATGAATAGCCACGTTGACGCATCCGGCGGCGCGCGCTGCCGCCAGTTCGGCGTCATCAACATCTACATCCTGCAGGGTGAACACCCCGTTGGCGTACGTGATCGTCCCGGACCTCAACTCGGCTATCGCCTGCTGGTGATCCCACACGCCGACAGGAAGGATGTGCGCGCTGCCGCCATAGTTCGAGGCGTCCCACGCCGACCCTCCCGACGGGTCGAAGTAGATTCGCTCTACGGGATCGATCGGCGGCTCGCCGTGGAGGTTCTTGTCCGCGACCTGCACCGTCACTGTCACCCAAGCCATACCAGCCTCCTCACTCGCCGTCGCCGACGATTGCAGACAGGCGGCGCAGCAACGTCACCCGCTTCTTGCCCGACTCCTCCACCGCCAGCGCGGCGGCAGCCCGGTCCGCATCCTGCCCGACCCATGCCGACACCTCGTCCACCGTGCCGTCGGGTACGTCGCCGACAGGCGGGGCCGGTGTGGCACCCGCCGATGCCTGAACGGCCCTGAACGTGTCGGCGAAGTCGCCGGAGAACGGCCCGTCACTGCTGCCCGGCTGCTGGGTCGAGGTTGTGGGCTGCTGCCCCGACCCTGCTAAGGGGTTGCGACCGTGACATCCTTCGTGACCGACGAGCGACCACGCTGCACGGTGACCTTGTAGGTCCCCGCCGCCGAGTAGGCGTGCGTGATCGGCCCGGCGGTGTTCACGAAGGTGTGCGACCCGTCACCCCACAGGACGACCAGCGGCTCCGTCGTCGGCGACGGCGTGGACGGCGTTGGGGCCACCGTCACCGTCAGGCCAGCCGGGGTCGCGGTGAAGTCCGTGATGGCCGTGTGCTCCGGGTTCAGCACCGGGAAGCAGCCGTCGGTGTCGTCGGGCGGGGCGACCTCGGTGTACTGGACGTGCAGGTGGTCGCCTCGGGCAATCGGCTTCAGCAGCGGGCCGGGCTGGTTGTTGGCCTGCATCGTCACGTCGTACGGGCCGACGCCCCACGTCGAACCGGCCTTCGACCCCGCCCCGGTGATGGAGAAGTTGATCGCCGCGTTCTCGATGGTGAAGTCTCCGAGCACGCCGCCCTGCATGAACGGCAGCAGGATGTAGCCGTAGGCCCCCTGCGCGTTCGGGTCGTTCGAGCAGACCTGGCCGGGCACACCGGCCCACACCTCCAGCGCGAAGCCGTAGTCGCAGCCCGACTTGTCCTGCGACATGCGGAAGCCCACCACGTCGCCGTTCGCGTCGATGACCTGCTCCTGGCCGGACAGCATGGCGAACAGTTCCGGGTCCACGTTGCAGAACGTCAGTTCCGCCGAGTACCCGTTGAACTCGGCGCACGGCGTGTCCGACACGCAGGTCTTGCCGTTGGCGTTCGTGACGGTGATGGACTCACCCTCGGTCACGTTCGCGGTGAGCCCCACGCTGACGAACCCCTCCGTGACGACCTGATTGCAGTCGCCGTACTGCGGGCGGCCACAGCCGTCGAGCCGAGTGACCCGCATCTTGCGGCCCCGCACCAGCGGGAACGTCCTGCTTGCCATGACCTACTCCTTCTCGACGGGCTTGCGGCTGCGGCTGCGGGGAGCAGCCTTCTTCTGGTCGGGCCTGACGCCCCCGTGGTGGAAGATGTCAGCAACGTCGTCGGGCACCACGAACCCGTCCGCCGTCGCCTGGACGACCCAGGCCGGGTGACCGGCCACGTCGGCAGCCTCCAGCAGCGCCTGCGCCGTCGGCTGGTCGAGCGGGAAGATGACCTGGCTCACAGCACCCCCCGGAACGGCAGCGCGAACGCGGACCCGAACGGCCCGCCGGTGCTGCCGGACTGCGTGGGGGCAACGTAGTCCTGCCAGGCGGTCCCGTCCCAGGTGTACTTGTTCGTCCCCACGGTGATGTACCAGCCGGGCTGCCACGGCAGGTTCGGCGCTGCCACGTACCGCTGCGTGGCGAGCGCGGCCTTGTTGGTGACCGACGGGTCGGTGAACACGTCACCGGGGTGCGCGGCCGACTTGTCCACCGGAGAGGCGGTGACGGCAGGAGCCCCGGTGGTGGTGACGAGCACCTTCACCAGGAAGCACTCGACCCCGATGGCCCACGGACGTTCGGCCAGCGCGTAGTGCCGGTTCTTCGCCCGGTCGAGGGCGTCGTGCTCGCCGATGGAGCCACGGACGAGGAGCACCTGGCCGGTGGCCCACAGCCACCGCTCGCCTGCCTTGTTGGCGACCCGGTACGCGCCGTTGGCGACCAGGCTGCCCTGCACGGTACGCAGGTTCACCGGGTCGCGGATCAGCAGGTCCGCGCCGTCGAGCAGGGTCGTGACCAGCCGGTCGGCGTGCACGATGGGCACCCCGCCGTAGTTCTCGGCCGTCCACTCCTCGATGATGCCCAGCCCGACCTCCAGCGGCACCGCCGTCCCGGTCGTCGGGGTCAGGTCGGTGCCGCCGTCGAGGATGTTCAGCGCGACGTACCGCTCCACCGCCTCGGCCTCGCCGAACTCCAGGCCGACCCGCGCCATGCGCCGGTAGCGGTCCATGTCGAACGAGTCGCAGGCGACACCCTTGTACGCGGCGAACGCCTTCGACAGCACCACCGGCGCGCCGTCGAACACCTTCGCCCCGGCGGGGCCGTCCACGCAGTCGATGCTGGTCAGGTGGGCGGTGCCGCAGTGCTCGGGCTGCCAGTCCAGCCCGTACATCCACTTCCCCGACGGGTCGTCGCGGACGTCGGCCACCGACAGGAGGCCGCCCTTGCGCCGCTCCACGACAGGGGCATCGACACGCTCGGGTGCGAACACCGCCATGTGCCCTACCGCCTCTCGTCAAGGTGCGCGGGGGACCGGGAAGGTCCGGTTACCGGTCCCCCGCGCACCGCCTCTGCTGCTGTCACGGTGTCACCGCCACCTGTCCTGGCCCACTGACCGTCTGGACGAGTTGCCATCCATCAGCACATGCTCCACCTGTTGGGTTGCCCGGCCCCGGCGTCACGGAGAAGGGACCGGCTCCGCCGTTCCGAAGCACGCGATCAGGTCAGCGGCCCCGGAGCGACCGGAGTCGCACACCGGGATGGTGACCAGCGCGCCGCCGTAGCAGCGGTTGGCGAGCAGCACGCACTCCTCGGCGAACAGCGCGGTGTACAGGTTCCTCGCCAGGTCGGTGCTGTCGTACACCGAGTCGAGCGTGATGACCGCGCCGGTGCCCTTGATGAACGACCCGGCCGGGTACACGAGCGCCGGGAACGACGCCTTCGGCTTCACCTGGAAGGCCGAGGACACGTCCAGGTCGTCCAGGCCGCGCACGAACTGCGGGGCCAGGTTCCGCACGGTGAACCACTCGGCGATCATCGCGTCGGTCACGTTCACGTAGTCCACGCCGGTGCGACGGGCCAGGTCCTCGCGGATCGACAGGCGCGCCCACTTCGGCATGACGACCTCGATGACCTTCTGGTCGGAGAAGCCGTACTTCTGCCGGATCGACTCGGCCACCCACTGGAGGGCCTCCAGGCTCGACACGGTGGACTTCTGGTCGGCCGGGGTGAGCGCGGCACCGAGGGCGGTCTTGATCTTGCCGAGCAGGCCCGCGTTGATCTTCAACTCGTGCGCGACGAGGGCCTTGCGGATCACGTCGGCGACCAGTTCCGGGTACCCGGCGTTGGTGAGGATCGGCGCCTTGATGCAGATGCCGAAGGCGTCGCAGCGAACCTCGGTGAACGTCGGGCACTCGACGGTGTAGCAGGTCTTGTCGGGCGACCCGGCGATGGCCTGCGTCTCGGTGAGGGCGAAGCCCACGCTGCTGAACAGCGAGCCGAAGTCCGGCCCCTTGGTGAACCGGACGCCGCCACGGGTCACCTGCACCTCAGGCAGCGACACGAGGTCGTTGGCGTCCTCGTCGGAGCACCAGTCGTAGAGCGTCTCCGACGGGGCGCACCAGCCACCGGCGGCGATGAGCGACCCTCCGGGCAGCCGGGACTGGCGCACGGCCTCGTCCAGGAGGGCCTGGTCGTCGCGGAAGTCGTCCTGGCTGAGCCCGTCGTAGCCCTGCTTGGTGACCACGGCGGTCCCGTAGCGGTTGAACATCGCCGACGCCGGGGTCCCGGTTGGGAACGACCGCATCCGGTTGACGACGGCCGACGCGACCAGCGAGAAGTCGTCCAACTCCCTGCCGGTGGCGAAGCCGGGCACGTCGGCGGCGGCGGTGAGGACGGCCACCTTTCGCTCGGCGGGGACGACGACCGCCGGGGCCTGCGCGGCGGCGCGAACGACGGCGGGTGCCTTCGCCGGAACCCCGGCGTCGGTGGTGACATGCTCCACAGCGGCCTCCTCGACCTGCTCGGCGGCTGCGGTGGTCGGCTCCTCGGTCGCCGCCTCGACCGTCTCTGCCTCCGGCGGGACGCCGAAGTCCTTGATCGCCGCGACGCGCTCCAGCCTCTCGGCCTCCTGCGCTGCCAGGGCGTCCTTGCGCTCGCGCACCTCGCGCACGGCGGCGACGATGCGCTCGCCCTCGGCGATGGTGTCGGCGTCGCTGTCCTCGTTGATGTCGAGGTCGCGGAACGCGGCCAGGCCCTCGGACTCCAGCGCAGCCAGCGCGTCGATGTCCAGGCCGTCGAGCCCGGTGTCGGGAAGGGTGAACATGCGATGGCCTCCTGAGCCAGTGATCGGTCGGTCACACGACCCCGGCTAGGCCAGGCCGGACCGCTGGCTAGGCCACAGCGGTCCTACTGCTCGTGGAGGCTAACACGCCCCCGGTGGAGATGTCACGCAACCGGCGTGGCGCGCAGCGTCCCGCCGACACGGCGCACGATGGCCTGCGCCTCGGCGAGCGTCCCGACGACCACCTTGCCGCCGTCGGGCTTGGTCACCTCGTACATGGCGCGGTTGCGTCCCGCGCTCCCACCGCCGCAGTTGCAGCCCACGTCAGCGCACCTCCATCAGCGCACGGGCGCGTGCCCGCCGGTCCTCGTCGGCGAAGGACGCCAGCGCATCGACACGCTGGGCGCGGCGTGCACGCGCAGCCATCTCGTCGAGGACGGCGACGGCCAGCGCGTGCACGTCCACCACCACCTCCGACTCCTGCGCGGACGCCGCCAGCGCGGGCGGCGTGATGAGCGCCGTCTGCCTGCCACCGGACGCGGCCAACCTCGGCACCGGGAAGCCGGGCACGTTGACGGCCAGCGCGGCGACCAGTTCCAGGTTGCCCCGGATGCCCCGCCAGTCGCCGGACAGGCCGGACGCGAGCAGCCGGTGGACGGCCGCGTCGTCCACGTCGGGGCGCAGCATCCCGGCGAACCAGATGCCGTGCTCGTCCTCACCGACCGCGACGTCGGCGACCACGGTGCCGGTGTTGTCGTAGTGCGCCTTGGCCGCGAACGGGTCGGCCGACAGGTCGGCGTGCCCGGTGTCGAGGGTGATCTGGCCGACGGGCACGTAGCCGTCGTCGGTGAGGACCTGCCCGGTGGAGAAGTAGGCGTACTGCGCCGCCGAGTGGGGCGGGGTGACGCACATGCGGTCGATGCCGATGTGGCAGGTGTCCCACAGCGCCAGGTGGCCACGGATGCGGCCGTCGGGCTCCACCGTGAGCCCGGTCGGGCCGGGCAGGTGCGGGTCGGCGAAGGCGTCGGCGGGAAGGGCGACCGGCGCAGCCGCCGACACCAGCGACACGCCCTGCGGCACGCAGTCCTCGCACGACTGGAGCGCGGTGGCGTGGCGGGCTGCCCGCCGCCGGTTCTCCGGCGTGTTCGGCGGGTTGCCGGGCCTGCCCAACTCGCCCGGCCAGTAGCCGAGGGCGTCGTGGTGCCACTGGGCGCACGTCCGGTACAGGAAGTACGGGTTGACGTACTTCGCCAACTGGCGGGTGCAGCGGGTGAAGTCCCCCGGCATCCCCCACCTGATCTTGGCCGCGCCCTTGCCGCGTGTCCAGTAGGCGTGCAGCCGCCGCGTCTCCTCCGGGTGCGTCACCCACCCTGCGCCGCGCTTGAACTCCTCGGTGTCACCGGCCCACTCCTCGGGCAGCATCCACTCCAGGTCCAGCGCGCGGGCGCGGCGCATGATGTGCCGCTTCGCCTTCTCGTAGTCCTTCGCCCGGCCTACCGCCTGGATGGCGTTGCGGAGGTCGTCGGCGTCCTTGATCGGGTAGGACCCGTCGTCAAGGGCCTCGCCCGTCTCCGTCATCCTGTCGCGCTCGGCCTGCGTGTAGTCCCGCATCGCCACCGCAGCGGCAACGAGGTCGTCGGCCTGCTGGCGGGTGCCCAGCGCGATGAACGCCTCGGCGAACGCCGGGATGGGCACGATGGTCGCGGCGCTGATCCGGCCCTTGGAGAACCGCACCGACTCGTCCTCGGTCACCGCCATCTCGGCGTCGTCCACGTCCACGCTGATGCCGCGCAGGTGCCCTTCGGCGATGAGGCCCACCACCTTGTCGGCCTCCTCGGTCTGCGCGAACACGCCCTCGCCCCACACCAGCCCGTCGGGGTCGCGGTCCATCCGGTCGATGCGGCCGACGACGACGGCCCCGTCGTGGCCGGACTCGTTGCTGGGCTGCCACAGCAGCGGCAGCGGCAGGTCGCGGCTGGACAGCGCGCCCGGCTCGAACGAACGCTTGTCGCCGGACAGCACCCCCTCGGGTGCGAGCACCCCGTACCAGGGGGTCGGCTCGTCGGGTGCGAAGTCGGTGACGTCGAACTCCTCGTCGGTGTCGATGTCATCCATGACGTCGGTGTCGGCCATCTGCTCTGCCCTTTCGACGGCGTTCAGTTGCGGTCTGACCTTACTGCGCCTGTCCATGTAGCCGGGCTGTCCCGGCTTCTTCCCGTCCTGGTTGACGCGCAGCCAGTCGTCCCTGGCGATGACGCGCTCCTCGTCCTTGGTGGCGTGGCGGCGTTTGGTGATGCGCCCCTCGCTCGGCTTGGGCGTGTACCGCTGGCCCCTCGGCACGACCTTGGGGGTGCGGCGGTTCTCCAGGAACAGCAGGTCGTGCTCGGCGAACTCCAGGGAGAAGGCGTCGGCGATGTTGGTGAACGGCAGGACGGCGAGGACGCAGCGGCAGTTGTGTGTTACAACGCCGTTGGCACTGTACCAGTTCCTATCTGTGTGGAGGTTGTACCACTCATGCCGCCCCTCACCCCGCTCGACACCGACGACCTGCGTCGCCGCCATGCCGAGGGCCAGAGCGTCCTCCAGATGGCGCGGGAACTCGGCGTCCAGCGACGCACCATCGACATCTACCTGCGTCGGCTCGGGCCGGAAGCCCGCAGTGCCAGCGAGGCCAACCGGCTGCGCATGGCCCGCATGACGCCCGAGGAGCGCCGTGCCGACGCCGCCGCCGCCCATGCCGCGCGCCGCACCGGAGGAAGCCGGGAGCGCGACACCTTCACCCCGGGCCAGATCGAGAAGGCTCGCGTCGCTGAACGTGACCTCTCGTACGCCCAGCCTGACGAGAGCCTGGTCGCCGCCTTGTACCCGCAGTTCCGCCGCCAGGTCGCCGTCGGCCCATACAACCTGGACTTCCTCGTCGGGAACGTCGCCGTGGAAGTCCACAGCAGCAACACCCACCCGCTCTACCACCCCAACCTTGCTCATCGCACGGAACAGTTGCTCGGCGCTGGGTTCCACGTCGGCTACCTGTGGCCCTACGGAGAGCGGGGCTGCCATGACCTCATCGCCTGGGCGCAGCAGGTCAGCCTTGACGTACCCCTCGGGGGTCAGTACCGGGTGGTTCGGGGTCACGGTGAGGTCGCGTCCGTCGATGAGGCGCAGATGCACGCTGCGGCCATGCGTCACATGGCGCGTGATCGCCAGTACGCCCTGCCCAGCCCAGCCGACCTTCGTTGACGGGGCCACGCAGTTGATCCATACCTCGGGCGGGCCGACGGGCTGGCCGGGGTACTGCAACGCGAACCCGCCGACGGGGAACGTCTCACCCCGCAGCCGCCGCACCCCGTGGAGCGGGCGGTGCGTGTCACGCACCGCTTCATCCTGCATGGAGTTGTGTACAATCGTCCCGTTAGCAACAAACCACGATGACGTGACGGAGAGGTCGTACACATGGTCGCTCCACGGGATGACCTCGATCGAGAGGACATCGCACGGCGATACTCCAGCGGGGAGTCCCTGGCTACCATCGCCGGGGCCTACGACGTGTCCTCGCGCACCATCCGACGCCAGTTGACACTCGCCGGTGTCGATGTGCGAACCCACAGCGAAGCCGGGCTCGTCCGCAGTCAGCGGCCGGGCGAGCGTGAGCGTGTCGCCACCCACCTGCGCTCGGTCAACGTCGGGCGACGGTGGACGGCCGAGCAACTGGCCTCTCGGGCTCGCGCACGCCAGGAGCGCCAGTTGCACATCGGTCGTCTGGAACGCGAACTCGGAGAGCGCCTGCGAGCACGCGGCCTGCAGGTCGTGCCGCAGGCGGCTGTCGGCCGCTACAACATCGACCTCCTGGCTGGCGACGTGGCCGTCGAGGTCCATCGGCACCTTCATAGTCCGACGTTGCTCGACAAGAGAGCGACCAGCGAGCGCGTCGAAGCACTCCTTGATGCTGGGCTGCGAGTGCTCTACGCCTGGTGTCCCGACGGCATCAACTCCGGCGACGTGGAACACCTTGTCCTGCTCATCGAGTGCCTGAGCAGCAACCCAGCCGCGCCCCGTCAGCACATGGTGCTCCGGTGTCAGGGTGAGCGTGGCGTGCGGGAGGCGTAGCCGAATCATCCAGCCCTCGTGCCAGCGGCGCGACACATGCGTCACGCCCGGCGCCTGAACCAGCGTGTCGCCAGAGACACAGAGCCACTGCTTGACCGACAGCAGCGGGGCGGCGAGGACGGTGGCCCGGTTGAGGACGGCGGTGGCGAGCCAGGTGGCGAGCAGGTCCGGGTTGGTCTGTGGGGTGGTGCGGGCGAGCGCGCCGTCGAGGTCGCCGCGCAGCGACGCGAAGGCGTCCCGCCAGTCGTTCCCGCCTTCGCCCTCGTACAGTCGGCGGAACGGGTCGGCGAGCACGTCGAGGACCGCCTGGGCGAGCGCCGGTTCGGACAGGGCTGCGGCAAGGCGGGGCCGCAGCGTCGCGGCCAGGTCGAGCAGGGCGCGGTCGCGTTGCGCGGCGAACGTCTCGACGTCGAAGGTCACGATGCTGCGGCCAGGTCGAGGTGGCGGGCCAGCGCGTACCGGCTGTGCGGGGTCTTGGTGGCGATGAGCCCCGAGCAGTAGCCGTGCAGGCGCAGCGCGAAGTCGGCGGGTGCGGCGTCGGTCACCCGGTCCACGCAGGTGAAGGCGTCGGCGAGGAGCACGTCGGGGTCGCCGTCGAACTCCAGGTACAGGTCTGCGGCCGGGGTGGGGCCACGGTAGGAGTGCCGTGACCGCAGCCGGTTCCCGGCCCGCTCCAGCGCCCGGTAGACCAGCACCTCGGCGGCGGCGAGCAGCGCCGGTTGCGGTCCGATGTCGCGGGCGTCGCGTTCGATGCTGCGCCGGTTGTCCAGGTCGTCGGGCCGTCCTTTGGCGGCCCCGATGCTCGGCGTGGGCAGGTCCACGCCGAGGGCCTGCACGGCTGCCTGGGTCTGCTCCGGGCTGGTGGAGCCGAGTGCGATCTTGCGGAGCAGCCACTCGGCGAGGTCGTTGCGGCTGGGCTTGTCGTCCTCGGCGAACCCCGTCTCGCGGCGCAGCGCCGCGCCGGTCAGTTCGCCCCGGTCCCACAGTTCGAGCGCCTCGCGGGAGCGGTTGGGCCGGATGCGGATGGCGGCGCTGTCGGCGGCGACACCGTAGGAGGCGACGGGCAGGTCGGCGGCGATGGCCGGGGCGACGTAGCCGGTGTAGACGGCGTTGGCGACGATGGCGAGGCGGGGCTCGATGTGGACCTTGGTGCTGGCCTCGTCGGCGAGCCAGGCGTTCCAGTGGTTGACGTCGGACAGGCCGAGCAGCACCTCGGGTGGCACGTCCATGCCGAGCGCGAACCGCTTGACGGCGTTGTCGCGGGTCATGCGCGTCTCTTCGGCCAGGTCGCGGGCGAACTCGATGTGCTTGGCGGCCTGGATGGCCTCCGCTGGGGCGGTGACGACGATGGGTACGACGGCCGAGGCGTCGTCGGGGTCGGCGATGGGGGTGAGCATGGCCTCGCCGAGGGTGAGCATGAACAGGTCGGCCTGGGAGGCCCCTTCGGGGGCGTTGTCGGGTGCCGGGAAGGTCATGTCGGACGGCAGCATCAGCACCCCGGCACCGGCGAGGCGGGACTTCAGGGTGGCGGCGACGGTCTGGCTGGCACGTTCGATCTCGTGCAGGCTCGCCATGTTGGCGCGGACGGGGCTGTCGGCGCGCTGCGGGTCCACCGGGTGCGGCTGCCAGACGCGCAGCACGAGGTCGCTGCCACGGGTGAGGGTGACGTGCCCGGCGCCGTCGCCGAAGTCGGCGCGGAGCACGGCCCGGTCGCCCTTGCCGGTCTGGCGCACCCGGTCGGCTGCGAGCACGCTCCAGGTGCTGTCGGCTGCCCGGTACACGTGGTAGCACTCTCCTGCGACCGCCAGGTGCAGGCCGGTGAGGCGCAGCATCTCGGTCTGCCCGGCCTCGCCGCCGAAGTACTCGGCGAGCGCGTCGGCGGCGGGGCCGGACAGCAGCACGTGGTCGGTGCCGGGCCGGTGCTCGACGGCGACGAGGCGTGCCCGGGACATCAGGTTGGCGATCCAGTTGGCGACGAACCTCAGTTCACCAACGGTGTCGTACAGCCGCCACGCCTCGGTCTGCCACGCCTCGCTGCGCGCGACGGCTCCTTCGCGGACGGTGGGGAGCCGGACGGCGGATGCGACGAGGCTGGTGGCCGTCGGTTCGGGGTGGGGCTTGCGCGGTCGCGCCATCGACTGCTCCGGGGTGTCGGCGTGCCTGATGGTCGAACGGTAGCGCCTGTCAGTCGGGCGTGTCTCGAACGACGACCATCGACGCCGCGTAGGCGGCGGCGAACCAGCCGTTGGCGAGCCACCACGACCAGTGCAGGTCGGACAGGACGGCCCAGGCCAGGTTGGGCAGCGCCACCCACGGGGCGAGGCAGAACGCGCACTGCACGAGGTCGTGCCACGGCTCGGGTGCGCGGGACAGGTACCAGGAGCGCAGCCACAGCACCGGCGGCCAGGTGTCGTCCACGACGAGCCTGGTGGCGCGGGCGGTGCCGAGGACGCCGACGGCGGCGGCGGCGAGGACGAGCCAGTCCGGTGTCATGCGAGGACCCGGCGGGCGAGGTGCTTGACGGCGACGGCGGCGAGGACGGCGACGCCGATCCAGCCGGACACGCCGAGCGCGATGGCGAACAGGGCGAGGGTTGCGATCACGGTGGCTTCCTTTCAGACCTGAAACATGTCACTGCGAGCCACCTTGGAGGAGCCTGAGCCTGGTCGGGCTGCTCATGGTCGCGTCGGCCGACCGTCCCATGACCTCCGTCGCGGCGTAGACGAGCGCATCAACACGGTCCGGCGAGTGGGTCGTCTCGTAGGGCTGCCAGGTCGTCATCTGCTCCTCCAGGCCGGTGAAGGAGCCGACGTGGTGGACCTTGCCCTGCTCGTAGCGGCCCACGACCGGCTCGGCGCGCAGCGCCTTGGAGCGTCTGGTCTGCCGGACCAGGATGCGGGCGTCCCGGTAGCCGGTCGAGCGCAGCGTGTGCTCGACCATCTCGCCGCCGAAGTTCTTCTCGGCGACGATGGCGTCGGCGGACCAGTCGTCGTAGGCGGCGTTGGCGGCTGTCGCCCAGCCGTGCGGCGAGTAGTGACCGGAGCGGTCATCGAGGACGTAGAGGTCCCCGTCGCTGTCGATCCCGACGACGACGATCCCCGTCTCGTCCGCGCCCTGCGCCTTGGAGCCCGCCGGATCGACACCGACCACGATCCGCCGGAGGGTGGGTGCGCCGTCCACCCGGCAGCCGTCGAGCATGTCCCACGTCCACAGCGACCCCTCCACGTCGTCGAGTATCTCGGCGTGTATCTCTTGCCTGCCCAGCCTGGTCCCCTCGTACTTGTCGAGGACCTGCTGGGCGAACACCGGCGACAGGTTGTGCAGGTTGTCGTAGGTGCTGGAGCGCACAAGGACCAGCGCCGGGTCCTTCAGGAGCGACCGCAGCCACGGCCTCGGCTTCGGGGTGGTGGTGAGGCAGACCCTGGGGCGTCGCCCCAGCCGCAGGCCGAACAGCAGGTTGTCCCACACCTGCTGGACCATCGCGTAGAACGCTGGCTCGTCGCACCAGGCCGCGTGGTGCTCGGGGCCGCGCAGCCGGTCGGGCTCCTCGGCCGAGTACCCGGTGACGACGGCCCCGTTCGGGTAGGTGAGTTGCTTCTTCGACGGCTCCCACAGCGGCCGGAACTCGGGGTGCGCGGTGGCGAGCAGGCCGGACTCGCCCTCGACCATCGTCGCCCGGAAGTCGGGTCCGGTGGGTGCGACGCACGCGATCCTGCCGAACACGCGGGTGCATCGCTGGACCCATTCGGAGCCGGTTCGCGTCTTGCCCGCCCCCCGGCCCCCCAGGTTCATCCAGTACGCCCACGCACCCTTGGGCGGGTGCTGGTCGGCGCGCGCATGCGGCCACGTCCAGACCCCGTGCGGTTTGCCGTCGCAGCCTGGGACGGTGCAGTAGAACGGCTTCCACTGCGAGTGGCGGATGGACGCTATGCGTTCGGCGATCTGCGCCTGCGCGCGGGGGTCGAGTTGTGTCATCGGAACCTGTCCAGGTCCGCGAAGTCCTCCCTGGCGTTGTAGGAGCGGTCGAGCCAGGGGCTCGCCTCGCCGTCGAGGAGGATGGCCGCCTCGACGCCGGTGACCCGCTCCACCTGCACGGCGACGCAGCGCCGCAGCCAGCCGGAGGTGGTCATCCCCTCGGCGCGGGCCGACAGGCGCGCCCCGTCCACGAGACGTTTCCCCCAGCGGAGCACGACGGGAACCACGTCGCAGCGGTAGCGTGCCGAGTCCTGGGACGTGGTGGCGAGGATCGTCTCCCGCCAGTCCGGTCGGCGAGGCAGGATGTGGCTCTCGTCGCGGGTCACGGCTCGATCTCGATGACGTCGGCCTCGGGCACGTCCGGGATGTACTGGCGGGACATCTGCGCCACCCAGGCGTCCATCTGCTCCTGGGTGGGCGTGTAGTGGATCATCTCCTGCGGGGCGTCGGCCCCGAACAGCCTGATGTGGCGGTCGATGATGGCCAGTGCGCGGGAGACGGCGGCGAGGTGCTCGGGGTGGGTGTCGTCGGTGGCCTTCCGCCACACGCCGCGCAGCAGCCTGTCCAGGCGCGCCCCTTCGGTGCGCCGGAGCGACTCGCGGTCGTTCTCCCCGGCGCGTGCGGCGAGGGATATCTCGACGGCGTTGCGGGCGTTGGCGGCGCTGCTGTAGCCGAGCGTCTCGGCTATCTCGCCGTAGGTGGCCCCGGCGACGCGCAGGGAGACGGCGGCGTTGGCCTGGTTGGACCGTTCGGGGAGCGCGCTCATGGCAGGAGTTCCGTCAGTGCGGTGGTGTCGTCGGGGTACCCGGCCCTGTGTCGCCGCCACGCGGCCTGGGTGTCGCGGCGCACCAGCAGGGGCAGTGGGACCAGGGGCAGCGGCTCGTCGTCGTCGAGGTCCAGCGGCGTGTCGTCCGGAAGGAGGTCGAGCAGGTCGCTCTCGGTGTACCCGGTGCCGAGCAGGTCGTCGTCCAGCGCTGCGAGCAGGTGCAGCAGCAGGCTGTCGTCGTAGGTGCCGAGGTCGGCAGTGCGGTTGTCGGCGAGCATGACACGGTAGGCGTCGGCGCTGTCGGGGTCGAGGTCGAGGGTGACGACGGCGATGCTGTCCCAGCCGAGTTCCATCGCGGCCATGTAGGTGTGGTTCCCGGCGAGGATGGTCCCGTCGCTGGCCGTGACGATGGGCCGGTACTGGCCGTTGACGCGCAGCGAGGTGGCGATGGCGTCGGTGTCGCCGTTGCGGGCGTTCCTCGGGTGTGGGCGCAGGTCGGCGATGGGGACGGTGCGCGTGGTGAGGTCATGGGACGGCACGGACGCCGACAGTAGCAATCAGTGAACGGGAAAGCGAGGGCGGGATGGAGTTCCCGATGAGCCTGCGGGCGTGGGACGTGGGGACGTGGGGGACCGGGAGTTCCTGCAGCGCCGCCGCCTCGGCGACGGTGATGGGCGTGCGTGGCTGGCCGCTTCGCAGCGGGTGGAGGTAGTTCTTGGTGGTGACGGTGGGAGAGGGGCGGGTCCTCCACCAGCCCGGCCCGTCCCAGGGCGGGCCGAGGGGTGAGAGCGCGTCGGACATGGTGCGGGCGGGGCGAGGGGTGGTGGACGGCCACTGCCCGTGGGTGGCCCGCAGCGGGGCCAGCGGTGTGCGGGACGCGACGAGGAGGGCGCGGTTGCGCCGCTGCGGCGCGGAGAACTGCTCCGCCGACCGGCACCCGGCCCACACGTAGTACCCCTCGGACCGGAGCAGGCGAGCGATGGCCTCCAGCACGGGCAGGGCCTCGGGCACCTGCTCCGCGCACAGCCAGTCGGGTCGGTGGCGGGCGAGTTCCAGGGTGAGGCGCGCCCCGGTGGAGGCGACGGCCGGGACCGTGGTCGGCGTGACGTCGGCGACGGCTGCCACGATGCGGTGGAGCATGGCGCGGCCCTTGCCGGACCCCAGCATGCTGTAGTCCTGGCAGGGCGGGGAGGCGACGATGCCGCCCTCGGTGATGGGCGGGAGCCTGCGGACATCGACCCGCTCGGCGTCGGGGTGCACCGCGACGGCCCACGGGTCGATGTCGTAGCCGTGGCCGACACCCCAGCCGCCCATCCCGCAGAACAGGTCGTGGATCACGTGCCGGTGAGGGCTTCGGCGAGGATGACGCGCACCATGTCGCTGCGGGACAGCCCGCTGTCGCGGGCCAGGGCGTCCAGTGCGGCGAGCATCGTCGGGTGGACGCGGACGTTGAGCATCGCGTCCCTGCCGCTGCCGCTGCCCGGCTTCCTGCCTCTCGTCATACACGAAACCTACCAGGAGACACCACACCCCCCTGCGTGGGAGGCTAGTGACCAACCGCAGGGGGGTGTAGTGTGTCGTTGTCCGCGACGAGAGAGAGGCTATCAGATGCGACCAGGGCAGCCACAGTTCCAGGTGGCTGTCACGCTTGACGCCCCCCGGCGGGGTGGCGGGTCAGTGGCGGCAGTCACGGCGAACGGGAAGGCTGCCCGCCAGCAGCGCGCCCCCCGCCAGCACGGAGCAGCGGGAGGGCGCCGGTCGGCCTGAACGGGCCGCAGCAGGACAGCACCACGGGCGCGACTGACCAGCCCGTCACCCGCAGGTCGCCCATTGAGCAGCGTGGGTCAACCCCTCGTCGTAGAGGTACAGCCCCCTGCGCGGGATGGGCTCCGCGCGCCCCACGGAACAAGGTAGGGGCACAGGACCGGGACGAGGTCGCCGCACACGCGGAAGGGCGGCGACGAGACGGAGAAGAACCGTCAGAGGAAGAACACCCAACCTTTCAGGTCTGAAACCGCTCATTCCGTCACACACAATATGTTCCGTAACACAACATACCCACCACCACCACACACCCAGAAGGCGGACGTGCAATACCGGAGAGGTGCCGCGCTGGTTTCGCGGCACCCCGCCCTTCGGAAGATCATCTGCCGGCGTGGGGCGCCGGAAGATCATCGCCCAGGCAGCGGGAGGCGGAGCGGGAGAACGGCCCTGCCGACCCTCTCCCGCTCCGCCGACCCGCTACGGCTCGACCATCTCCCCCATCGTGGTGAGCGTCGCGCTCACCTCTGCCCGCTGCTCCGGGGACAGTGCCGCCGCGTGCGAGGTGAGCGCGACCGACAAGGCGTCCAGCGCCTTGCGTACCTCGCCCCACGGCGTCGTCTCGTCCGGGCCGTTCTTCCTGGCCTTCGGAGCGTCGGGCCGGGCCTTGCGGCTTCCCGCTTTCTTCGCGTCTGCGATGGTCTGGCGGACCCTCGTGGAAACCTCGCGCGGCGACGAGCCCTTGGCGGTCAAGGCCTTGACGACTTCGCCAGGCGTGATGGCGGACTGGACTGCGTTGCTGCCGCCGAAGGTGGCTTCGAACAAGTCGCGGGTCGCGGCGTCGGAGAGTCCGAGATAGCGGGCACGGCCGACGTTCACGTACTTGCTAACTGTCGCCGTGGAGAGGCCGATGTCTCCGGCCATCTTGCTCTGGGTTGGCCAGAGTCCGTTTCGCATGGCAGCGGAGAGCGTGATGGCCAGTGCCATGCGGTACTGGCGGACGTTTGCGTCGAAGCCGCTGATGGCGGCCTTGAGATCTGCGACCTTCGCTTCCGCGACGGCGACGTCGCCGTGGCGCTCCGCGAGGAGGATGACGTGTTCGCGGAGAGCGTTCTTGTCCTCAACGGAGAGCGTCTCTGCGTCGTAGGACTGCAGGTCTTCGGGTCGGAGGATGGGCACGGCCCGGAAGATGGGGCCGTCCGTGCTCTCGGTGAGCGTGTCGAGAGCGGTGGTGGTGGTGTCGGAAGCCATGATGGCTTCTCCCTTCTGGTCGGGTCGTCCGGCATTTCCGGACTGACCTTCGGTCAGTCTAGTCATGGGACTGACACTAGGTCAATCCCTGGCGCAGGAGGCGGAGCGGAAGATCATCAGCCAGGCAGCGGAAGATCATCAGCCAGGCAATCCTCAAGCGCCCGGCGCTTGCGTGGTCGGCTCGCTGTCGTCGCACAGCGCGCCATCGACGCACCAGACGTGCCGAGTGCCGACAAGCGCGTCGCCGTCCCTGTGGTACTGCGTCACGCGGACGGTGCCGTCCGCGTAGATGCGGACTGCCTGCGTCAGTGCCTCATCAGCGAGGGTCGCGGCAGCGACCCGTCCTTCTGACTGCCCGACGATCCGCCCATCGGTTAGCCCAATCTGGTACGCGGTGATTCCGGCGGACAGCACGGCGAGCGAACCGACGGCGATAGCCAGTCCCACGCGAACGTGCGAACGAAGAATGGCGGTCATGAGTTGACCCCTCTCTGGTGTCGTGCGCCAGTCCCAGTGACTGTGGCGCTGTGCGCCACGGTAGTCCGTGGTCAATCACTGGGTCAAACGTTTCAGGTCTGAAACCCGAGCCGGCAGATGATCATGGCCGAGCCGGCAGATGATCATGGGGCTCCGGCGGCTCCGGCGGGGTGCCGTCGCCGTCGGTTGCGACTCGACGCGCCCGTGGCCGCCGACCGGGGGGGAAACGAGACGGGGGAGCACCCGCTCACCTGCAGCGGGTGCTCCCCCGTTCGGGATCAGCGGACCTTCGTCACCACGAAGTCGCCACTCGGCGCACGAGCGATCTGCGCCGATGCGTACCACGTGTGCTGCTCCGGGTAGTGCGGCCCCTCAAGGGCCACCGACCCTTCGCGGAGCGGCCAGCCCCCCGGCTCGTACACGACGACGGGCTGGCCGCTCTCGACGGCCCGCTTGAGAGCCGCTTTGGTGCGGAAGTTGATGACGGTGTACGTCATGGTTGACCCCTTTCAGGTCTCTGCCCAGCCGGAGTGGCTGGTGCTGTGCACCAGCATACCCGCTGTCAAGCCTTACGTCAAGCCCAGGGACGGCACCGCTGCGCCAGGGACGGGCACCGCTGCGTTTCAGGTCTGAAACCCGGGCCGGGTTCCGCCCGGCTC